GGCCCACCACCGTCATGGTGTCGTCCCCCCGATGCCGGTCAATCCGCACAATGTCCCGCCCCTGCCGCACCGCAATCACCGTGGCATCAGCACCAAACCGCGCCGGATCAACCCCAATAATAATTGGCGCAGACTGATCCTTGTACTTATCACGCTTCATCGCCCCGTCCACCACATCCGCAGGGATGAACTGGTCATCGCCCTCAGACGGGAACATGCCGTACACCTCCACATGCGCCTGGCTTGACTCTGCCCCGTACTCATCAATGATGTTCTGGTAAACGGCCTTGTCCGTGCCCTCCACCGTGCGGGCGTCCACCACCTTATTTGTCCAGAAATCCCGCTTGGAATTAAAGCACTCGTAAAAGTACCCCGTATTGCGCCGAGGGTTGGAAAACGCCAGCCACAACCTGTTCGGGGTGTTCTCCGTAAAAAAGCCCGCGGTCACCGCCCAGATCGAATCGTCAATACCTGACGCCTCATCAAAAATCACCATCACACCATCGTGATTGTGAACACCGGCATACGAGTCAGGATTCTCAGCAGACCAGAGCCTGCCCTCCACCGCCCAATACCGCGTGCCCTTACGCAAGTCCTTTTCCACCAGCTCAGTCAACCAATTGGCGGGCGCCACCTTTGTAGCGCTCACCTCAAACCAGTGCGAATTGATACTCATCGCCAACCACTTCGTTATCTCGGCCCATGTCACCGCCCTAAGCTGCGACTCGCTGTTGGCAGAAATAATTGTGGTTGAGCCAATCCTCGTTGACAGCATCCAAATCGTAAGCCAGGACACCAGCGCAGACTTGCCAATTCCCCGCCCAGAACTCACCGCATGTCTGAGCGTCTCAAAATCCACCAGCCCCTTTTGACGCTTGATGTGGGCGGTGATCTCCCGCAGCACCTCCCGCTGCCACTTCCTCGGCCCCTTGAAATTCGCCAGCGGCGTGTTCTCTTTCCCCCAAGGAAACGCAAACAACACAAACGCCTCTGGATCATCAGCCAACGCTGGTGACCACAGCGTTGCCATCAGCTCTTGCTCGTCTTCGGGCTTGTAGATTGTTGTTTGCATTTAACGAGTTTTGGGGTTGCGCTCAAGAATCTTAAGATTCTTTTCCTCGCCAGGGAAGGTGACAAAGTTGCGTGTGCCTTCACCTTTAGCGCGTGATGCTTCGTCCAAGTACTTGATGCCAGGGATGCCAGCTTGTTGCAAATAATTGGCAGTAATTTGTTGATTGCCCAATTGCTCGTTTAACAACTCAAGCGAATAAGACATTGGGTTTTTATTTAACGGGTTAACAATTTGAGACAATTTTGGCGTGTACTCAGATTGAACAATGCTTTTTAAGGCGGCTTTTACATCAGGGTGCTGTTGACTATATGGCTTATCGTAATCCAGCATCTTGGGAATCATTGCGTCTGGTAGGTCTATTTTGTAAAGAGAGCCACCCACATCAACTGATGCTCCTTTTGATTGCAATTCTTTAAGCTGGCGAAGCGCATTTAAATCTTTGTCCTTTGCCGCCATTGTTAACGCTTCTTTAAATGGGTTTTTGCTTTTTGACGCAGCGTCCAAATAATTCATTGCAGCATCTAATTGACCTGAATTAACAACCTTGCTTCCGTCTTTCAACCTTACTTCTGGAAAACTAAGCGTATCTCTGTACTGCTTAGCCACCGCAGGCGCTTCAGCCGTATAAATGCCATACCCATAAGCTTGCGCCCCCTCGCCAGTGCCAATCTTGGACGCATCAAACTCGCCAAGTGGATTGCGTGCTGTTGGTGGCAGCGTGTAAGGTGTGCCGTGATAAACATCAAGGGGCAAAATCAACCCCTGCCGCTGCAAAAGATTTTCAGCCATGCCAGCTGCTGTTGGGCCAACCGCCCTACCTGTCGCCAACGCCGCCTGCCTAGCCGCCCTTGCAGCTTGCAATGCCTCCATTGGCGTCAATGGCACTGCCGCACCAACATTGGCCGCTGCGGCTTGCGCTGGGCCTTGTGGTGGAAAGGGCAAAGTCCTTAGCAACTCTTGCGAGCCATACGGCACTTGCGCTTGCGGGCCATAGTCCACATCACCGTACATCTCCATTGGCATGGGGGTACGCACCAGGTTCGCCACATCCGATGGCAAGCCTAGCGTTCCCGCCAACCTGCCCCGCAGAAACTGCAACGGCATCTCAGCAGCCAGTCTTGGGTCTTGCACCGTGCGGTTGCGCCTCAACTGCGGGTAGTACCCAAACGCAGCACCAAGCGCGTTCTGGCCTTCAGGGGTGAGTGCGTTGTTTATCGGCATAGCTCGATGGTAAATGATATTTTTAAAAAATAAAATAAAAATGTTCGTGGGGGCACCGTAACCGCGGCCCCTTGGCGCTCGGCCCTACCCCCCCCCTCTTTTTTGTGAGTGAGTGCTCACTTAGGCCGTTTTCGGGGTTATGCACAGGGCAAAAGGCAAGTTATGCGCCTAGCCCTGTGAATAACTGGCACTACTGCGGTTTTGCTCTGTATAACCTGTGCGTAACTCACTGCCGACTTAACATAATGGACACTGTAGAACACTGCACGGGGCTTTTGTCAGGGTTAACCCTGACATGCACCGTTTGGGTGCGCATGCGCGTAGTTATTAAGAATCCCTTCGCAAAGCGCCCAACCGATAGCCAAAGCCTATTCCTTGCTCGCCATCTCTTTAACCGCCACATCAACGATATTGCTCTCATCGGTCAGAACGCGCTGCTTGGCCTCTTTAAGCGCATCGGAGACGCTGATGCGGGTATCAGTCACCGAAACATCGATTCGATCCCCATAGACCTTTGGCTTGAGCTTAGCAGCCACCCATTTCCTCGTATCGACTTGCAAGCGCTTTTGCTGAACCCAAGCGCTTTTTGAAGGCCCATCAAGATTCGCTGGAATGGCCTCATCCGCCAGTTCCAGTATTTCCTCGGCAAGACGGTCTGCCCGATCCTCAATGGCCTTTTCGTACATAGCCCGAAACGCCACATCTTTTTTAATCATCGCCATGACAAGCACATAAGACGGCATCCCATCAGCTTTGAGCGCAGTGCTCAAGCTCTTGCCCTGGCTGATGTCCTCGCACATCGTCATCCAGCACGGATGATCAATCCCAAAAGTCGTTGGCCTACCGCCAGCATGTTTAGCCACCGCCATTTCCAAAACATCTTTTTCCATGTTAGTCCTTGCTCACTTCCAAATTTATAAATCACCCCAAATCCTCGCCGCATCGATGCCCCCTAACCCCCTCACCCTAAAGGGTGTGAGGGGAGGGGAGGGGGCTTTTCGAGCGTTTTGCCCCCTAACCCTCAATCCCCCTAAAGGGGACTTCAGGGGGCTAGGGGGCTTGAAATTACCCACCTTTTCGCACCAGCATGGCGCTCGATTGCACCTCGTCCACCACAATCCAGCCATGCTCAAGTGGGCTAATGATCTCAGAAACGATAAGCGCACCGATCAATTTATCTGGATATGCTGCGCTCAGATCGTTCTCAATGGTGCGTGGTTTGCGCCCATCTGAGGCCAGTTTGTCCTTCAAAGCTGACCGGCTGATGTAGGGTAAACCATCACGAATTTCAGCGCCAGTGCCCCACCAAGCGTTCTCAAAGGCTTTGCGGTGGCTATCGATTTTGCTGTCTTTTTTGGTGGCAATGGGGGTCTGAGCTTGCACAATGACTGCGCTGGTAACGGGTTGGTTGTCCTCGTCATACCACGCAGGGATGGTCACTTGCTGAAGTTCTACGAACACGGTTTCGGCCAATTCAGCGTCTTTGGACTTGCGCTGAACGATTTGCATGGGTTGGTCATCCTTGCTAGGCACTATGCTGATCTCAATGTCCAGAGCGCCTCGCCATGCGCTTGAGCCTCGGGCACGGTGCTGGGCATCGTCTGAGACGCCTGTGTGGTGGACAAGGATCACTGAGCAGTCAAACTCCGTCATCAGGCTGGAGCAAGCGTCTAGCATGGTCTTGGCGTCTTGGGCGCTGTTCTCGTCTCCGGCCAAGAATCGGTGCAGGGTATCAACCACTATCACGCTTGGCCTATCCTTGAGCATCCTGACCTGTTCCACCACCTTGAGGTAGCCGATGGGGGTATTGAGGTCGCAGCCGTCCTTGGATAGCCACATATTGAGTTTTCCGGCTTGGTTATGGTGTTTCCACGCTGCTACCCTGCCTCGCAGGCCATGGTGGCCTTCACCGGCCAGATAGACCACATTGCCTTGGCGTACCTTGTGGCCTGCCCAGATTTCAATGCCGCTTGCCATGCGTAGGCACCAATCTAGCACCACAAAGGTCTTGCCACCGCCTGACGGGCCGTGAACCATGACCAAGGCTTGGGACTGAATCCAACGCTTGACCAGCCATGAAATGGGGCTGGGTTGGGCTGAAAACTCGTCTGCGGGGATGAGCCAGTCATTTGCTGGTGGCATAAGCAGTGCGGCCAAATTGTGCCCCGCTTGGGCATAATCGTTGGCATCACCGAGAATCGGGGGCATCACCATACGTGCGCCGTACTTGGCTGATGCTTGTTCTGCATAACGTTGACCAACGCCCGATTGGTCATGGTCAGCCACAATAACAATATCTTGCATAATGCCGTGCTTTTCTCGCAAACTGCCGGTCACAGGCACTAGATTGCTAGCGCTATAAGCCACTACGCAGGGGCGGTTGGTAGCCTCAAAGATGGTGGCAGCAGTAGCAAAGCCTTCGGCCACATACATCGTGCCAGGCTCATCAGATGAGCCTACCACCCAAAACTTGCCGCCGGTCTGCCCACCAGCGTGGTACAGCTTGCCGCCTTCGTGGTCTATGTACTGCAAGCTGGACAATGTGCCGTCTGCATCGTACAGCGGGACTACTAAACGGCCATCGCCTGTGGCTCGAGCGCCATGAACGCCAATGCCCTTTTTGGCTAAGTAGGGGTGATCGGGGAGCGCTGCCTGTGCGCCTGTCCATATCTTTTCAACTGTCTCGCTGGCGACCTGATGCTGGCGCTCAATGGCTGCGTCCCGCAAGGCTTTGGCCTCAGCCAAACGCTTGGCGTTGGACATTTCCTCAGTCTGGCTTAGTTTTCGGCCAATGTCAGCCCGAAAAGTAAATTCAAGACCTGCACGCCAGCACCCAAAACGCCCCGCAGGAATGCCATCGCCAAAGACCAAGTACCAGCCAGGCTTGTCACCGTGGCCTGGCGAGCCTTTTGTCCCTGAGCGAAAGCGGTGAATCTTGCCGTCAAAGTGGATTTCCTCTGGTGGCTCCAGCCCCGCAGCACGCATAGCGTCAATAAGTTGCGCTTCAGGGGGAGCGACCAACTTCTCAGGGGACGGTGACCACGGGCCACCGAGGACATTTTCTAGACTAGCCATGCGTCACCGCCTGCTTTGTCAGGTAATCGCTCAAAGCCTTGACCGTCTCGTACAAGGGCTTGGACTCCTCTTGCATGAAGCGGTAGACCGTGGCCGGATGCACACCTGCATTCTCTGCCACCCTCTTGAGATTGGCATCTTCAAGCCGTTGTTTAATCTGCTCGATAGTCATCATAATTTGCACCTGTGAAAATATTTTTGCGGGAACGCTTGCATCATAGCCTGTTTTGTGTTTATGATGCAAGTACACCCAGAACAGATTTCCTGAAGTGGGTGAAATTAAGGAGAGCCAGATGGCTATCAATCTGAAGTCAACGGGCGGGCTTACCGCCAATGGAGTGAAGTTGTTGGTGTACGGGCAAGCTGGTGCAGGCAAGACTACGCTGGTTAAGACGTTGCCCAATGTGATCGTGCTGAGTGCCGAGGGGGGCTTACTGTCTATCCAAGACGCTGATCTGCCTTACATAGAGATCACTAGCATGGAGGACTTGCGCGAGGCGTTTACTTGGTGTAAGGAAAGCAAGGAAGCATCAGGCTTTCAGTCGGTTGCGCTTGACTCAATCAGCGAGGTTGCCGAGGTGGTGCTGGCTTTTGAAATGAAAAAGTCCAAAGATGGCCGCGCAGCCTACGGTGAGATGAACACCACTATGCAAGAGTTGATCCGCGCCTTTCGTGATTTGCCAGGCAAGCATGTTTACATGAGCGCCAAGTTGGAGAAGTCTACGGACGAGATGGGCAAGATGCTTTACAACCCTGGCATGCCGGGCAAGAGCCTCACGCAAGGCTTGCCCTACTTCTTTGATGAAGTGCTGGCACTGCGCGTAGAGCGCGATGGCGAGGGCGTGACGCAGCGTGCGCTGATGTGCGATAGCGATGGCCTTTGGTTGGCAAAGGACAGGTCGGGCAAGCTGGAGGCGTGGGAAGCACCAGACCTTGGTGCCATCATTGACAAGATTGGGGGCAAGGCATGAACGACCAAGCATTCCCAGTCAGCTACAACGGCCATGAAGGCATGATGTTGCGCGATTATTTTGCGGCTAAGGCCATGCAATTGATCATGGCCGAAACAATTAGTTCAGATTCAGAAATAACTGATGATGAAGTTGCGCTTGCTTCATATCGCATGGCCGAAGCCATGTTGAATGCGAGGGAATTATGAGCGACCTAGAAACTCTAAGCGCAGATTGGCTGCGCCACAAGACCGCCGAGGAGGCCGCAGTCGTTGAGCGCCGCAAGATTGAAGACCAGATTGTCAAAGCCCTGCGCTTGCCTGATGCTTTTGAGTCCACCGAGACGGCAGAGCCAGATGGCTTTATGGTCAAAATCTCAGGCCGCATTGACCGCAAAGTTGACTCTGAGAAGTTGCAGATGCTGGCTACTGAGTCAGGACTCACTGAGCATCTGGCTACATTGTTCCGCTGGAAGCCAGAGTTAAACCTGACGCTCTGGAAATCAGCAGACGAATCCATCACCAAGCATTTGGCTGGTGCAATTACGGCCAAGCCTGGCCGTCCCTCTTTCAAAATCA